GGCTAGACTCCGGAATATTTCAGTACAAATTAGCGTGAGGGAGGTTCTCATGGCTCGCAAAGGTGCTCGGAAGCAGGCGGGAAGGTCGCAAGATCGGGAGCGCGTGGCGCGCGCGCGGCTCGACCAGTTGCCCGAGGGGCTCTGGAAAGAGATCCGGCTGTCGGCGTCGCCGAAAGTGCGCCGCGTGTGCGACGCGCTCATCGCCAAGGGCTCGCTGTCGCTGGCTGACGTCGCTCACCTCGAGCTCTTCCGGGTCATGGACGGGCTCGAGGTAGAGCGCGAGGCGCGCGAGCGCTACGAGGCCGAGCGCGTTCGGGTCGCGGAGGGCGCGAAGCCGGACTACACGGCGCCGGGACTCAACGCGATCCGCGAGCTGCGGTCGGTGACGCTCCAAGAGCGCAAGCATCTGCGCATGGTGCTGATCGCGATGGGGCCGTCGTTGACGGCCAACGACATGCCGGTGCGCGTCCCCGAAGGGTTCGACCTGGAGGGCATGCAGCGCAAGGTGGACGATCTCGAGGACGACGAGATCCTGAGCTGAGGAGGCGGTGATGGCGACCAAGGTTTACCAGTACGGCGCCCGTGCGCCTCTCGATCTCGATCTCGCCATGGCGCACATGCGGGCCGGGCACGACTACTACAACGACCTCGTCGACGCGGAACGCCGTCGACGGACGGCCGCTGCCGACCTCGGCAAGACTTCGGCGGTGCTCGCCCTCGAGGCCGAGTTCTCCGAGGCCGATGCCGTGCTGAAGGCGGATGTTGCCTTGGCCGCGTCGGAGCGCCAGCGGTGCGGCGAGCGGGTGCATGCGCTGGCGGCGCAGCGCTCCACGCTGGAGCCGGCAGAGTGGCGGCGGCGCTCGGCCGTGCTGGCCGACGAGAGGCGTCAGACGGCGGCAGCGGCGAAGGTCCGTCGTGCTGCGCTCGCGGATCGTCGGGCTGACGTGCTGTCGCGTCTGCGTGTCGCTCGTGAGGCTGGCAGGACGCCCGCGATTCGCGAACGTCTCGCGGAGGTCGAGGAGCGGTGCCGCCTCGAGCGCCTGGACGCCTATGCGAAGCGGCCGTGCTTCTGGGGCACCAAGCTCATTGTGCAACGCGCTGCCGATGCGGCGATCGAAGCGTCGCGCAAGTTCCGCAAGGGCGAGCCGACTCCCGCTCCGCCGAGCTCCCGGCGGTGGTCCGGAGAGGGCACGATCGGGGTGCAGATCCAGGCGGCGCAGCAGGGGCGGCTCGGCAACATCTTCCGCGTCGAGATGCTGCCGGCGTTGAGCGACTCGCGGCGTGCGCAACTCCGCCGGCGGGCGATCGTGTCCATCCGCGTCGGCTCGACGGAGGAGCGCGAGCCGGTATGGGTGCGCGTGCCTGTGCTATTCCACCGTCCGCTGCCCGATGGGGCCGCGATCAAGTGGGTGGCGCTGCACCGCCGTCTGGTGGGCGGGCAAGAGCGCTGGCTGCTTGATGTCACGGTGGGGACGGACGATGCGCCGGCGAACGGGCTGTCGTCGTCGGTCGGTGTGGATTTCGGTTGGCGCCGCGTCGACGGCGGGATCCGGGTTGCGATGGTGGCAACCGAGTCGACCGTGCTGACGACGCCCGAGTCGGCGCGCGAGTTCGTCGTGCCGGACCGGATCGCATCGCGCTTCGACCACGCCGACTCGCTGCGCTCGATTCGAGATCGGAACATGGACACGATGCGCGACACGCTCCGCGCCTACATCGCTGGGCTGCCTCGTCCGCTGCCCGAATGGATGCTCGCGCTGAAGGTCGAGCACATGCACTCGTGGAAGTCGCCGCGTCACTTCGTCCATCTCTGTCGCTCGTGGCAGCGGCACGCCGGCGACGGCTTTGCGTGGACGGCGCTGGAGGCGTGGCGGCGTCAAGACAAGCACCTGTGGCAGTGGGAGGCCAACGAGCGCGAGGGTGCGGCGCTCGCTCGGCGCGACCTGTTCCGACGCTGGGCACACCAGTTGGCGACGACGAACGGGGTCATCGCCGTCGAGGACGTGGCGCTCGATACGCTGGCGGTGCGCCAGCCCGGACGGGGGCCGGCCGAGGCCGCGGCCTCGGCGCTGCGGTTTGTCGCGGCGCCAGGCGAGCTGCGAACCGCGATCGTCCAGGCCGCTCGGACTCATGGCGCAGAGGTGCGCAAGGTGAGCGCTGGCGGGACAACGCGGACCTGCCACGGGTGTGGTCATGCCGCGCCGCTGGCAGATCCGAAAGCCCTGATGCAGCAGTGCGCGGGGTGTGGTGTGGTATGGGACCAAGACGTCAACGCGGCGCTCAACATCCGCGCGAGCGGTCTGGTGACGGAGGCGGTGACGGTGGCGAAGAGGGCCGGGCGTTGGCAACGCTTGAAGGCGCAGAAGGAGGAGCGCTCGAAGCGGCGGGATGAAGGTGGCGAAGGGGATGCGGATGCGGCATGAGGGGGAACAATGGCAGCGCGGCGCCTTTGAATCCGCGACGCTCGTCTGCCGCGTTCGGCGTCGGCGAGGCATCGAGGAACAATGGCAGCGCGGCGCCTTGGAAGCTGTGACTTTGCGCGCGATAACGGGGCGAGCGGCGCGGAACAAAGGCAGAGCCTTGACACCGCCTTGCGGCTCGGCATGACCTGGGTGTGGAGCCCGCACCCATAGGCCGTCTCTGGCTCTGCTGATCCCGCCGGCCATCGCGGATCGCGTCGAGCGCGAGAGGATCACGCCGCAAGACGAGGCCCAAGCGCGCACGCTTCGGCGGCGCGCCAAGCGGTTCAGGGTCGAGCGCTGCACAGCTAAGTGGGAGCGCTTCCGGGCGATGCTCGGCAAGACGTACGACCGCCAGCGCGCGTTGCAGATCATCATGGCGGCGACGGGGTACACGCCGCTCCCGAAGCAACTCAAGCTCCACCTCGCGGGCGGGCGTCTCAAGCGCTGCAACAAGTTCTTCTGTGGCGGGATCGGGACCGGCAAGAGCCACAGCGCGGTGGTCGACGACGTCATCGCGGCGCTGTGCAATCCGGGCACGCGCGGGCTCATCGTGGCCCCGACGTATGACCAGGTCCTGCACGTCCTCTTGCCGCACTTCCTGGCGATCTGCGAGGCCATGGAGCGCGCGGGCTTCCCGATCCTCAAGCGCTTCCGCTGGTCGCAGATGCGGGCCGAGCTCATCTGCGGCGGCGAGGTGTTCTTCCGCTCGATCAGCAAGGTCGACAACCTGCTGGGGTTCGAGTTCGCGTGGTGGCACTTCGACGAAAGCGAGACGGTCGCCAACCCCGCGCGCGTGTGGGACCAGCTATCGGGCCGTCTGCGACAGAGGGCCAACTTTCGGCAGTCGATCGCGACCTCTACGCCTCGCGGCCTGCGGGGCGTCATCGCCAAGTTCCAGGCCGCGCGCGAGGACTACAAAGACCCCAGCGAGAAAGCAGGGAGGCGCGAAGAGTTCTTCTTTGTCCGCGCGACGACGCTCGAGAACCCACACCTTCCGCCGGACTACATCGACAATCTGCGGCGCACGCTCTCCAAGGCGGCTTGGGAGCAGGAGGTGATGGCGAAGATCCTCCGGCCCGAGGCCGCGGTCTACGGCGAGTTTGAGCGCGCGCGCCACGAGTTCCGGGTGAGGTCGCGCGCCGAGTTCATTGAGCGCATGCGCGCGACGGGTGCGACGTACGATCTCGCCTATGACTTCGGGCCCAACTATTCGCACGTTCTCTGGGTCGCCCGCCTGCCGGGCGTGGACGTCGTGTTCGACGAGCTCTGCGACGACGCGATCACGACGGACCGCTTGCACGACGAGATCGCGAAACGGTGCTTGGCGCTGGGCCGGCCACCGGAGTGGATTGTGTGTGACCGCGCCGTGAAGCGCGAGCGCGCGTGGGCGCAAGAGGCGTTCTCTCAGTCGACCGTGATGATCATGGACTCGCGGGCGGAGCAGTCGATCCTCGCCGGGATCAGCATCGTCAAGAACCAGCTCGACCCCATGGTGGGCGAACCGCGGCTCAAGTTCGCTGGCTACCTGTGGGACCGCATGCCGCGGCGCGCCATCGTTCGGTGCATGACGAATTACAGCTACGGGCACCAGGCGAACGGCACGCTCACACCGATGCCGCACAAGGACAACACGCACGACCACGGCGCCGACGCGCTCCGAATGCTGCTGATGAAGCGCTACGGGGACGATTATCGGTTCCTCGTCGTACAGCGGAACTACGCGCACGCGGCGTGATGGCGCTTTGTTGTTGACATCCGTTTGCGGTTTGGCATGACCTGGGTGTGCAGGTCATCGAGCCCATCCCAGCAGTGTCGGACGATCTCTTCGGCGGCGGCCTGTCTCTCCAGGGCGACGACGCGACCGGCGGCAAGCGTTGGCGTGACGGAATTGAGGCGCTCTATCGCTACCTCCGTCGTGACCAGCGCGACGCGCGCAAGCAGCGCGAAGAGGTCTACCCGGAGACCTGGGAGCGGCACATCATCCGCACGGTGCCGTTCGTGTGGTCGCTCGCCCGCGAGTTGGCGACGGCCTACGTGCGCCCTCCGTCGCGGCAGTTCTTCCGCGAGTTGGAGTCGTCGCGTGAGCTAATCACGGACCCGACGTTCTTGCGCCGCCAGGAGCGCATCTATCGCGATGCGAAGGTCAACCGCTCGCTGCGGCACGCGCATCGGCAGCTCGTTGCGCTGAACAACGCGACCATCTGGGTGTGGCCGGACAGCCGCACGGGATCGGCGTCGCTGGTGTTGATCCCGCCGCACGATCAGCGCGTGATCATGTCCCATCCGTTCTCGCTCGCCGAGCAAGACGTGGCGGTGTGGCGCTTCCGCGTGCCTGTGCCGAGGGCCGATGCTGTCGGGCAAGCGACCTGGGCCGTGGGCCAGGTCACGCCCACGCAGGCCGTGTGGGTGTCGGGCGAGCTTGCCGGCCGCGGGATCTGGGTCGAGGACGGGAGCAACCCTTTCGGCGAGATCCCTGTCGCGATGCTCCGCGGTACGGATCCCGGACCCGGCGAGTGGTGGGCTCCGCTGCCCGAGGACATCCTCGACGCGCAGCGCGCGATCAATCACGACGTCACCGACGTGGGCCAGATTGCGCGCCTCCAGGGGTACGGGCAGCCGGTCTGGAAGGGCGGCGGACCGAAGGACCGCGAGCAGCAGCTCGGGCCCGAGACCGCCGTTGCGGTCCCGCCGGACGGCGACTTCGACTTCAAGTCGGCGAAGTCCGAGCTCGGTACGTACCTCGATCAGAACGACCGCTACATGCAGTGGTCGATCGCGATGAACAGCCTCAACCCGGCCAGCTTCATGAAGTCGCCGGGGATCACGGCGCTGGCGAAACAGGTCGAGCTGAACGACCGCGAGAGCTTCCGCGAGGAGCACCTCGAGATCCTCCAGCAAGCCGAGCAGCGCGTCTATGACCTCATGCGCAAGGCGGTCAACTTCCTTCGCGGCACCGAGGTGTTGCCCGAGGCGATCGTCGAGGTCGGCTATCACGTCGCGTCGGTGCCGGCTGACCCGCTGCACGCCAGCCAAGCGCTGACCAACGACCTCGCCAACGGGCAGACGTCACGCGCTCGGGCGCGGGCGAAGCTGGACGGGATCTCGCTCGAGGAGGCCCAGAAGCGGGTCGACGAGGACATGGAGCGCACGGCCGCGGAGAACGCGCGACACGGTCTGCCGACAACCGGCGGTCCGACGGTCGGGGACGCGCCGGCAGACACCACGCCGGCCCCGGACTCGCCGCATGACGTGTCGATGACGGACGCGCCCTCGTCTGGCGCTACGACGGAGACGCCTTCGTCCGACGGGCCGTCGCTCATCGACGCGGCTGCGGGAACCGATGTGCAGAAGGCGGCGCTCAACGGTGCGCAGGTGGCGGAGATGCGCGGCACGGTGCAGGCAGTCGCCGATGGTCTGTTGCCAGCGGCAACCGCGCGAGCGATCATCCTCGCGTCGTTCCCGGTCGACGAGAGCACTGTCGACGCGATGTTGTCGCCGCTCGCCGGCTTCGTGGCGACCAAGACACCTGTCGTCGCGCCCGCGCAGCAACTCGACGCGGTGGCGCCGTGACCGACTTCGCGATCGAGTGGCGCGCGAAGGGCAAGACTCGCCTGCCTGAGATCGCGCGCCAGCTTGCGATCCCGCTGACCGAGATCGCTCGAATGCTGATGCCGCTGGTCGGTCGTCGCGTGCAGTCCGGGCAAGCGGCGCACGGCCGATTCCGCCCACTGGGCGCCAATCCGCAGACGCCAGGCAAGGGCCTGTGGTGGGTCGCCCCGGGCTTGCCGCAGCCGTCGGGCTACGTTGCCAAACCGACGTCCGGACCGTGGGCCGGGTGGGCTGGGTACAAGTCCTATCACGCGTGGCTCGAGGCGCGCGGTGTGCTCGGGCAGCCTCGTCGCTTCACCGAGACGGGCGAGGCGTGGGACTCATTCCGCTATCGCATCCTGAACGCGCGCAAGGTGCGCCTCGCCTTCTACGGGCGGCACATGTACCGCGCGCCGCCGTCTGGCGATGGCACGCCCAAGTGGCAGCGGCGTGTGGGTGGCGCGCGCTTCGACGGCAAGGGCCGGACGAAGCGCGACGGGCGCTACTACTCCAACAGCGAGGTGATGTTCCTCGCGTCGCGCGCCGAAGCCGAGCCGATGCTGATGCCATCGCGGCAAGAGGTCGCGCAGGTGATGCAGCTCTACCGCGCCAACATGCAGGCGCAGTTGGTGGAGCTGAGTGCGCAGGGCGCCGTGGCGCTCGCGCTGAACGACAGGTTCACGAAGCTCGAGCGGCGCCGGACCGCCGGCGAGCTCCAACGGCGATAGGGGGCACCCCATGGCGACAGAGGAAGAGATCGCGGCCGCAAGGGCCGCGGCAGACGCAGCGCAGGAAGCGGCGATCAAGGCTGCCGAGGAGGCGGCCGCGAAGGTGCGCGAGGCCGATGCGCTGTTCGCCAAGATCAAAGCCGAGGCGCCGGCGATCGCCGACATCGCGGCCGCTGTCGCGAAGACGCGCGACGAGGTGGAGGCGATCCGAGCCGAGCACGTCACGCGCTCGCAGCGCGAGTCGCAAGCGAGCCTGCTGCGCCACGTCCGCGACGTGATGCAGTACACGGGCACCCTCGACGACGAGGAGCTGATCAAGGTCCTGCCGGCGGTAGACCCGTCCACCAAGGACGGCGCGGAGAAGCTCGAGCGCTTCCGCGAGAAGCACATGCGCGAGTTCAGGGCGCGAACGATCTCGCCGACGCAGATGGTGACCGATCTCCGGTCGACCCTCGCGCAGAACGAGAAGATCAAGTCGTCGCCCTTCTTCAGCATCGAAGCCGGCCTCAAGAGCCTTGGGAGGAAGTCGTGAGCAACACCAAGGGCGGCAGCACCCCGACCTCGCTCGCGCCAGCGCAGAAGCCGGGCGACATCGTGGTCGAGTCGGTGGACAGCATGATCGACGAGGTCGCGCTCGAGCAGGCCTTCGCGATGTACTCGCAGATGGTCAAGGAGATGGGCCGCGACTTCTCGAAGCGATGGGAGGGCATGCCCGCGCGCTATGCTCCGCCCGGGTACGTCTACTATCGCTGCGGCATCAAGGGCACGCCGCGCGCCGAGTTCATCCGCGCGCAGATGAAGACGGCTGGATGGGCTGACGCGCCGGCCGGCACGCGCTGCACCGCGTACCTGACCGACCGTGAAAACGGGCTCTACATATGCACTCCCGTCTCGATCTATCAGCGCTACGTCGAGATCGAGAATCAGCGAGTGCGCGAGAAGGGAGAGCGCGCGTTGCGCTCGAAGCAGAGCGAGAACGTGCAGCAGCTCCGCGACATGGGGATCGAGATCGAGCGCGCCGAGCCGACCGAGCAGCGGCAGATGACGGCCGAGGAGTTCATGGGCACGCGCAACGTCAAGCGCACCTGAGCCGCGCCAGAAGCCGGGCAAGTCGATTTTATCCGGGGCGAGCGACACTGGCTCTAGTGTGAACGCGTCGGGCGGAAACGCCCGCAGGAGGGTTCGCAATGGGCACTCGCCGAGGACGCGATCACATCTCGCTGGCAGCCGCGACGCTGACGGCCGACACCGTCACCAACCTCGCGGCGGACACCGCCTTCTCGCAAAAGGTGACCTTCAAGGCCGGGACCCTGAAGGTCGGCGACCGTGTCGACTTCATCGCCGTCGTGAAGGCTCCGACCACGAACAGCACTGATACGCTGGTCGTGAAGGTGAAGCTCGCCGACATCACGCTGGCACTGAACACCGCGATCGACGTCGCCGACAACGCGGTCATCTGCCTTCAGGGCTTCTTCGTCGTGCAGGCGGTGGGTGTCGGCGGCACGGCGGCGATCACCTACGGCTCGATCTCGTGGGCGCATGGCGCGTCGGCGACTTCGCTGAACCAGGGGGCCGCTCGCGCGACCTCGTCGAACTTCGCGACCACGACCGATGAAGACCTGACGGTCACCGCGACGTGGAGCGCCGCGAGCACCTCGGACATCGCTCGTCTCGAGCTCCTCCACTACACGCAGACCGACGGCAAGCTGGCCGTCTAACAGGAGATCAAGAACATGGCGCTCACCGAAGTTGTCGATCGTGATCTCCAGGCCTTCGCGGAAGGCCTCGTCCAGCCCAACAGCGAGTGGCAGCAGGCGTTCAACGTGATCTCGATCGACACGCCGTCGATCAAGATGGCGAATTACTCCGGCGTCGGCGCGGTCCCCGAGTGGGACGACAACACGACCGAGAACGAGATGCCGACCACGACGGTGTCGGATCTCTTCACGCGCACGTTGTCGGCGACGTGGTACGCCCTCGAGGTCCGCGTCACGAAGAAGCAGCGCAAGGACGTCCCGGGCGTCGAGGCTGGCGCGATGCAGGCGCTGGGCGTCGCGACGATGAACACCTACGCGACGATCGCGGCGGGACTCGTCAACAACAGCTTCTCGACCACGCAGGCCGGCGACGGCGTGGCGCTGATCAACGATTCGCATCCCATCGCGGGCGGCGGGACGCGCGACAACGCGTTGGGGTCTGCCTTCGACCGGACCGCCTTCATGGCGGCGATCAACCTCGCGTCGCTCTGGAAGAGCTACCAGGGCCACGAGTTCGACTTCAGCAACGACGGCTTCTACCTCTTCGGCTCGCCGCAGGACTCGACGATCCGCGAGTCGGTCGCCGAGGTGCTGGGATCGGTCTACTCGTCGAGCCAGATGCAGGTGAACGCGGCGGCGGCCTACAACACGACCCCGATCATCTGGTCGCGTCTGACCAGCGCGGTGCGGTGGTGGCTGTCGAGCAAGCAGTACAAGCCGTGGAACTTCTGGTTCCGCGAGCGCGCCGAGGAGAACCTCGAGATCGACCAGTCGACGCGCCAGACCAAGATCTCGACCAACTTCGCGGTGGGCGTGCAGGTCAACCCCGACCCGACGGGCGTGATCGGCTCGAGCTTCTGACGGGGGCCAGCGATGAGCACGACGATCAGCTATACGCCGCGGGGCTTCCGCGGCTCGACGACGAACACCTCGAGCCCGAACTACCCGGAGACCTCGCGGGTGGTCGACGCGGTTCAGACGGTCGTGACCACGCTCAACACGGCGCAGCGCACGCGCTCGATCCGCGTCCCGATCAAGCTCACCGCGAACAGCACCTGGGCGAGCTACTGCGAGATCCCGGAGGGCGGGACCGTCACGGCGATCGCGCTCGTCACCCCGACGGTCTTCGCGACCGGAACGATCACGCTGGCCGTGAAGAAGACGAACAGCTCGGGTAACACGATGCTGTCGGCGGCGACCTACGCCCTGACGGCGGCGAGCGCCAACACGCGGACCGCCATGACGCTGACGAGCACGTCGGCGGACCTGGCCGTCTCGGCGAACGGCCTCGTTTATCTCGCCGTCGTGTCGAACGACGGTGGCGCGACCGGCCCGGCTGACGGCGCGGCGTTCCTCACCATCACCTACCTGGCGACGGCGCCCTGACGTGAGGTGGCATGGACGCAATCTTGCCGGTGGATCGCTCGACGCTGGTGGAGTTCTTCCCGCCTGAGTCGCGGCCGGTCTCGGCGACGGTGCGTCTCATCAACGCCGCGGGTGTGGAGCTCGCAACGCCTTCCGTGACGGTCGACACGCTGTCGCGCACGGTGGCCAGCGTCTCGGACGCCGACACGGTCTCGGTGTCGGGTGCGACGGGCACCCACGCCGCAGGACGGTCGTATTGGTGGACTGCCGCCAGCGATTCGACGCTGACCGCGATGGTGATGCTGTCGGACGTCGAGGGCAACATCTGGTATCTGGAGCGCGCGGCGCCGACCGAGATGATGGTGGCCGGCGACACGCTCCGCGGCGCGCGTCTCACCGCGACGTTCCTCTCGTCCGTGGTGACGGCCCGCGGGGAGAACCACCGGATCGAGTGGACCGTGACCGGCGCCGATGGCGTCGTGCGGACCTTTGATCAAGTCGCGCACGTCACGCGGAAGAACATCCGTCCGGCGGTGGACTCGGTGTCGGCGCGCGACTTCGTTTCGACGGCGTGGCCGGACATCGCCAGACGTAACCGCTACGGCTACTTCGCGCGGCTCGCGTCCCTGGCGTCAGAGCGCGTGTGGCGGCGGATCCGACGCACGGGCCGGTTCGTCCACCTCCTCGCCGATAGCGACGACTTCGCCGCGGCTGGCAGGATTGCGCTCGAGCGCGAGCTCGCCGGCGTCAACCTCGTCCCCGCGGGCGTGCTGGATGTCGTCGCCTATCGCCGCCAGCTCGACGAGCAGCTCGACGCGGAGATCGAGGACGTCGTTTCGTCGCGCCCGTACGACGAGAACGACGACGACGCCCTCGACGACACCGAGACGTCGACCGTCAACGCGATCCGCCTGGTGCGCCGCTGATGCGCGCCGCATCTGTCAGGGCCGCGATCATCAGCGCCATCGAGGGCTGCGAGCTCGACACGAAGGCGTCGCGAAGGGACGTCTTCGCGGTGCTGTCGGCGGCGCGTGAGCCCGAACAGGTGCGCGAGCGCGTCGCGATGGTGCGGCTCCTGTCAGGTCCCGACAAGGCTGACTCGAATACCTGCGATGCCTTCGTCGTGACCTATCAGATCGTGCGCTACTACGCGCCGAGCGACGACATCGAAGACCGGATGGCGGCCGACACGGAGCGCCTCTATCTGGCGCTGTCTGCGGCACGCCTCATCGCGGCTGAGCCCGACATCATGGACGTGACGCTTGGCCCGACCTCGGTTGACGAGGGCGCGCTAATCGCCGCTCGCCAGGACGTGACCGTTCTCTTCCGTCTCGACTCGAGCCTTTTGGGGGACTGATGACCATCTCGTTGATCAACAAGGGACGGCTCGCGCTCAAGGAGCAGGCGGCTTGGGGGACGGCCGAGACGTCGTTCGCCTCGACCGACTACCTCGAGGCCGAGGGGCCGATCACGCCCCCGATGACCCGCGAGACGCTGGGGGTCGAGACCTACCGGCCGGGCTTCACCGCGCCGCCCCGACAGGCGGGCAGCAAGGCCGGGACGGTGTTCCCGTTCAAGATGCCGCTGCACGGGTGGTCGGCCTCGACGCCGTCCACCGACCCTTCGGTCTTCCCTGACGCGCTGTTGCTCAAGGCGATCCTCGGCGGCGGTGGAGCGGACGGCTACACGACCGCGATCGCGGCGGGCTCGAGCACGTCGCTGGTCAACGTGACGAACGGCTCTGCGGACGCCGCGTGGGCGGGTTTCGCGCAGCTCTACACGACCGCGAGCGGGTACGCGGCCGGGTGGATCAAGACCGTCGACACCGCGGCGAGCCCCGACACGCTGACGCCGCTGGTGACCACGCTGGCCGCGGCGCCGACCGCTGGCACCGCGTACGGATCCTATGTCGCGTGGCTCGCGACGGCGGCGTCGATGCCGCTCACGGTCGACTGGCTCGGGACGGCCTCGACGGCACACGTCCGCTACTTCGACGCCCTGCCGACCGAGATCGTGCTCACCTTCAAGGCGAAGCAGCAGCCGACGATCGAGGGGTCGCTCTACTGCATCAACTGGACGAACGTCGGGAGCGGCGGAGCGCCGGCCGAATACGCCTACGGCTATCCGCAGATGCCGGCGTGCATCGGCGCCAACGGCTTCAGCGTGAAGCTGTCGGGCGGCTCCGAGCTATGCCCGACGCAGGTCGTGATCCGACTCACGCAGACGGTCGAGCCGTCGGACTGCGGGAGTGCCGACCAGGGCGTCGACTCTCTCGTGATCAGCAACCGTCAGGTGGTCGTCGAGGTCACGGTGAACCCGTCTGACCTCTCGACGACGCCCTGGACCTACACGGCCGGGACGCAGCCGAACGCCTTCCAGCTCGTCGCCAACACGATCCCGGGCCGCGGCTTCTCGTTCTGCCTGCCGGCCCCGCAGGTGATGGACCAGCCGACGCCGACCGGCAACGGCAACCTGCTGGGCCTGACCTACCGACTCGAGCCGCTGCTCTACAGCGGCGACACGGGCAGCACGGCGCCTGCGGACACGGCGGCGCGCGCGGGCTTCTTCTGAGGAGGACCGACTATCTATGAGCGAGCCGGAGATCGTCCCCATTCGCACGAACGACGTCGTGCTTTTCGAGTTGCGCCCTGGCGGACAGTGGGTCGCGGTCAGGGCGCCCCACCCGACGCGGATCACGGTGGGCCTGCGGACGCTCGACGTCTTCAAGGTCCGAGAGGTGCGCGCCGTGGAGGGCGACGAGGCGCGGATCGACCGTGTGCTTTCCGAGGCCGTGGCGTCGGTGCAGTGCGGCGCGGACGTGCTGACCATCGCGGCGGTGCCGTTCGTCTATCTCGCGTCGCTGAGCGCGCTTGCCTTCACTCGCTCGGTCACGGGGGCCGACCCTTTCTTCGTAGCGCCTGCCGGATCGCAGCCCTGACGGGCGAGCAGGCAGAGCGCGTGCAACTCCCGTGTGTCGCCGGCAAGTGCGCGGCGCAGAACGCAGCGAAGCGGCTATGCGGAGCTGCGCCCATCGCCCCCGCCGAGCGGGCCTCTCTGGAGGCGATGGCGCGCGGCTGTGACGGCGAGACGCGGGACCCGTGGGATCCGGCGCTGACGTGGTCGGAGTGCCCAGCGCAGGCCGCTGGCAAGCGGCCCGACATCCGTGATGCGCGCATGCTCGCCGGCCTCGCGTCGATGTCTCCTCTTGCCGACTGGCCGCACGGGTGGACTGCGCGCGCCGTCGACACCTGGGCGCTGATCGAGGTCGAGCGGGCTGAGCTACGGGAGGCGATGCGCGATGCCTAACGCTGGGTCGGTCGAGCTCGATCTCGTCGCTGTCGGCAAAGACCAGGTGTCCGCGATGCTGCGGACGCTCGAGGCCAATGTGCGCAAGACGGCCCAAGAGATGGGCCAGGCAGGCACCGCGGCCAAGGGATTCGGTGACAAGGTCGACGACGTCAAGAAGTCGATCGCGCCGATGAACAAGCTGAAGGAGACATTCAACCAAGTCCGTGAAAACGCCTTCTTCGTCGTCGGCGCGGTCGCTGGCGTGGTGGTCGGGCTGGGCAAGCTGGCCGACGCCTTCAGCAGCAATGCGCAGGCAATCTCCGCGTGGGAGGCGGAGCAGGGCAAGGTCAAAGATCACCTCGCGAAGACGAGCGAGCTCATCGAGGACATCGCCAAGCAGCTCGGCGAGCCGGTGCGCTCCGAGCTGGAGAAGACGGCCGACAAGACGCTCGATCGCTGGGAGGCGAACAAGGACGCGATCGAGAAAGCCAACCTCGCGCTCGACGCATTGCGCGAGAACCAGGCGGCGATCGGCAACGCCGTCGGCACCTGGGCCCCAGAATATCATCGGCTGGCCAACGAGATCGCGAAGACCGAGACGCAGCGCACGGAGCTGATGCGCGAGCAAGGGAAGCTCATCGAGCAGAACACCAAGCTGCTCGCCGAACAGGCGCGCGTCGCCGGCCTTGGCTTCCGGGCGGACGTGACGGGGGCGGCGGGGCAGCCGTTCTTCCTGCGGTGGCCGGCGGCCAACGCTCCGGGCGGCGGAGGTGGCGGAGGCGGCGGTCGCGGTGGGGGCAGCCGCCGCAACCGAGACCCCGGCCGCGATGGCCTGTCGTTCGACCAGCTCAACCCCGTGATGGGGAGCGACCGGACGCAAGGCCAACTGGATGCTCTCCCGATCTTCAGCGAGGACGTCGGCGGGATCTTCGACGTCGGCAAGGGCGGCCCGGCCGATGCGCTCGATCAGATGTACAAGTCGAGCGAGCGCCTTGGCGACTCCCTCCGTAGCCTCAGCGACGCGGTGGGCGATCTCGGGAGCGCGAAGTTCCCGGAGCTGTTCGACGCGCTCACCGAGATCCAGGACATCACCCAGAAGGTCACCGATGGGAAGATGGACCTCACCGATGCGCTCGTCGCCGGCTCGTCGGCCATTGTTGCCAACGCGGCGAAGGCGATCGGAGGCGTTCGCGCAGAGGCAGCGGTGCGCGCCGCATATGAGGTGGGCATGGGCTTCGCCACCTTGGCCGAGCCGACGATCTCGGCGGGCCACTTCACCGCGGCGACATGGCTCGGAGCCATCGCGGGCGGAGCAGGAGCGAAGGGCGGCGGGGGCGGTGGTGGCACACGCTCGGGATCGTCGTCTGGTAGCGGTGGAGGCTACGGCGGGCCGACGACCATCATCAACAACTTCTCCACCCTCGTCACCGACCCGCACCAAGTGCGGCGCGCGACGGCGCAGGTAGAGCGCTCGACCCGGGGCACGGGCGAGCGGCGGGGTGGGTGATGGGCTACTCGGCCTTCGCGCGCGTGCTCACGGGATGGACGGGCTCCATCGTGGTCGACGGCGTGACGGTGACGCCGCGGACGCGCGAGTCCGTGTGCTCGCTGTTCGCGCGCGTGGTGCGCGACGTCGCGATCGCCACGAGTCGGTTCTTGACGCTCGACATCAGCTCGACCGGAGTTGTGTCGCTGAGCTCGTCGAGTTCGTTCGACATGAGCGCCACCTTCAACACGGCGACTCGTACCGGCTTCACCGGGACCTACACGGGCGCAACGAGCTACACGGCCGCGGGCGCCTATTCGACGGCGTGGGTGCCGGCGAACGGCCTGATCGTCGAGGGCGCCCTACTCGCGACGACGCGAGGCAGCGCCGTTGGCGACGGCTCGGGAGCGCAGGCTCCGCGCAGGGTGTCGACGCAGACGCAGATCGTGGCCTGGGATTCCCAGCTCACGCTCCCAGCCTTCGCTGACCATGACTGGGACGTTTGGCATGGTGGCCGCTGGTTCGGTCGGTTTGTCGTGCGCGGCGTGACGCGTGAGCCGATGGGACCGCAGCGGATGACGACGAACGTGCGCGTCGTGCTCGCGGTGACCGAGGTCGGGGCGGGTGAGGTGGTGCAGACGCCGCGCGACCAAAGCGTTGCGAGCGAATACGTCAACGCCTACATGCTCGGCTATGTGCGGAGCGATGTCGCTGGCTATCGGGCGACGACATACGACGCCACCCCATCAACCCCGACCAGCACCGCCGGCCAGCGGTTCGACGCCTACATCTCTGGATATTTGGGCGCCCCTGATGCCGTGATCTGGCCGTATGCACAATGGGCGGTCGAACTGGACTGGTTCGGAACCGTCACCTTTGACGACCGGATCGGGTGGCTGATGGGGTTCGTCAACGATCCCGGGACCACGATCACCGTGTCGGGCTTTGCGCTGTCGCGATTCGTTCCGCCTGCGGCAATCCCGCTCATTGGTGCGACCTGGACTGCGGTCGAGAGCGACGCCGACCGTCGCATCATCCTCGACGAGTCGCTTCGGAACCAGGGCTATGCCTGGGGCGGGGCGCTTCTGTGGCGCTGCAAGCTCACCATGTCGTTCTACGCGCTCGAGGCGTTGCAAACGGGCTGGTGTCTCGCCGGAAAGGTGACGCTGGCGCCGGCTTTCAAGCTAAACGACCCGATCTCCGAGGCCGACCCGCAGGGGGCCATCACCGGTTATGTGATTGGCGATCCGACGGTGACGTGGCTCGACAAGACGCAGACCACGGCGGTCGTCGAACTGACGATCGCAAGCGAGTAGGACGATGGCGACTTCGCTTTGGGGATCGCTGATCAAGAGTGGTTATCGTGTCGTCTACGCGCTCCAGATCGACGGCATCCCGTACATCTTCGCGGCCGGCGAGATCCGCTCGGCGGTCACCGCGTCTGCGGTCGATCCGCCGACCGGCGACTACACGATCAGCAATAGCTTGATCATCCGCGACGGCATGAAGATCGGCATCGCCGCTGATCGCGAGAAGGGGCTTGCGACGGGCCGCGCGGTCGAGTTCACCATCGGGCGGCAGCAGATCGCGGATGAGTCGTTGGGCCCGGCGCTGTTCATGCGTCCGACGCTGCGCGCGAACGTGACGACGACGGTCGCTTCGTCGTCAACGACGACGTTCGATGTGGACTCTACGAGCGGCTGGCCCTCGTCGGGGTCTTTCTACATCGGCCGCGAGTTCTGCACATACAGCGGCAAGACATCGACGACGTTCACGGGGATCACGCGCGGCGTGTGCGGCTATCCGTACATGCACGCCGCGTTGTCGTACGGCTCCTATCGGCAATGCACGGACGTGCCGGTCTACTGGCGGGGCCGACTCGTGACGCTGTGGCGTCACCTCGTCTCGCCCGAGGGGCGTTACCTCGGCGACACGCTCTGCACGCTCGGCGACTACTGCGATCAGGAATGGCGCGGCTTCATCCGCGATTCACCGCGGCCCGCACAAGAGGGCATGACCATCGCGTGCCTTCCGCTGGTGCGGCTGGGGGCGATGGAGTTCGGGTGCGAGCTGCAGGGCAAGATCGCGCGCGACCCGTCGGTAGGCGTTCCATACATCGTCGCCGAGAACAGCGATCGGGTGTTCGTCTCCAACCCGTCGTTGACGTCGCATTCGCATCCGCTGCGCGGGTTCAATGCGGACTATGCGATCATGTCGATGCACAACTACGCCGCTCTGGTGCAGGTAAGCATCAACGCCGATGACTCGACGTGGCGGTGTCAAGTCAGGGCCTCGGCCGACGGCCTCGACGTTCTCCTACCAGAGAGTGTGCCGGTGCCTCAGACTGGGTTCGACGGCCCGCTATCAATTGCGCGCGGGGAAGCGTGGTTCCTTGGGGAGTCGTCATCGGTTGAGGTTGATGGGAGGACGTTCGACAGGTTTACCGGTAGCACCTACTACTACTACTATCACTATCGCCACCGGATCCCTTATCGCTGGACCTCGCACCCGGGAGCGTACAACCGCGGAGCGTGGCTGGTGATCCAGGTCGAGGCGCAGGAAGAGACCGACGACGCCACGATCGGCGCCACCGGCCTGCTGGCGCTCGATTACGGCAACGGCGGATCCGAGGTCGTCACCTACACCGAGACGCTCACCAGCTACGACGGGACGCTGCGCGCTTTCCGCATCGGCACACGGCGCGCGAACGAGTCGTCGTGGTCGCTTGCCACCGATGGGGGCAGCGCCAACGACCCGTGGCTGAACGAGACCACCGTGCGGGTCATCTCTGGCCACATCGGCTCATGGGCGACTTGCCTCCGAACAATCATGACCTCGTCGGGCCTCGGCGATCGCGGAGACGAAGACACGCTGCCGCTCGGCTTCGGAGCGTCGCTGCCGTCCAGTTGGATTGCCGAGGGCGATCTGGCGAACGTGCCCGGCGATGAGATCCAGGCGATCACCACCGGCAAGACGACGGTCGAGAAGCTTCTCTGCGGATGGCTTGCGCTGGCTCGCATGTGCCTCATCCAGAAGCGCAATGCCGACGGCGCGATCGTGCTCGACGTCGTGAGCACCGACGTGGTCGACGACGCGGAGGCGGGCCAGCTCACCGCGGCCGACGTGCTGCTCGATGGGCATGACACGCCGGAGCTGATCGAGGCACCGAACCACATCAAGATCGCCGCGTCTGACGCCTTCACCGAGCGCCCAACGCATGTGGTGCGAGATGCGGCGCGCTCGCAGGCGGAGGGCGTCCGCACGCTCGAGGTCGTCGCGCCCGGGATCGACGCTGTGCGTGCTGTGCAGCTCGGCGGCGAGATGCTGCTGCTCGGCGATGGGCAGTCGCTGGTGAAGGCGCGTCTTCCGCCGTGGGTCGACGTCGAGTCCGGCGACCACCTTGAGGTGACCACCGAGCACCCCGCGATCTGGGATTGGGCGACGGGTGCGTTTGCGCCGTCGTCGGTGCTCGGCACGGTGGTGTCTCACGAGCGCGACCTGTACGCGCAAGGGCAGGAGATCGAGATCCTCCTTGCCGGCCAGGCGGCCGAGCGAATCAACCTCTGTCCCGCTGCGCTCGTCATCGACGTCCCCGGCCATAGCACCGCCACGCTCCTGCACGTTGCGCGCGGTGACTCGACGGGGTTCCGTGCGGCCGACGTGGTGCTCGTCTACGAGCGCAGCAACGACGACGGCGACAACAACACGGCCGAGATCGTCGAGGTCATCACCGATGTGACCTACGATGCCGGCGTCACCTACTACGACACGATCGAGGTCGACGCTGACCCGGACGTCACCGGCGACGAGCTCGTCATCACGTATGCCGACTACGGCGACGCCGTCACACGGCAGCGGCGGTGCATGTACGTGCGTAGCGACAAGGAGTGGCGCTGATGGCTTACGTCCCTGTTCCGCCTGTCGATCTCGCCGCCCCGCTGGACGGCGATGCGACCGCGTGGGCGACGCTGATCGACAACGACGCGGAGGTGTTCGAGGCGTACGAGCCTGGGTATGAAGCCAACCCGCACGGCGGCGCGTACATCGCGGCGCAAGAGTTCCACTTGCGGTGGCGCGGCAACACCGACGAGCACAACATCATTGTTGGCGTGCGCGCCGCGTCGTCGTCCGGCTCCAAGACATTCACGGCCGAGACGACGAACCTTGGGGCCGACGACTCGGACACGGTCGCCGTGTCGACGGACGCTTGGTATTCGGTGACGCTTGCGGGCACCGGCTATCCGGATCCGGCGGTGGTCGACCTGAAGGTGTCGACGCCCGATCCTACACCGCAGACGATCTCCGTCACCGGCCTGCGGGTTGACCTCGGCGTCTCGGCGCCGGCCGCTGGGACGCTCTACGCCAGCGGCTGGCGCATGATCGGAACGCGCTGGTATGGGGCCAACGCGGCTATCAATAGCGACGTCGTGTCTCGCGTGGGAACCAACCCGAGTCGCCTTGCTGTCGACCGTCCCGTCTGCGTCTTCGCTCACGTCGCGGAGTGTCTCCGCGCGGTGTCGGGCAAGAGCTATGACCTGTGGGGGAACTACGATTCGATCGAGTGGCAGCGGGTCGGCGATGGGACGCTGCCGCTCTGCGCGAACGGCGAGCGCACCTACACGTTCGACGCCTACACGACCGAGACCGGATCGCCGGGGACGGCGTCGTTCTTGATCCGCGTCGGCCCCCACGTCTACGAGTGGACAGCCGACGATGGCGACGGATGGTATTCGTGGACGGCTCGGATCGGGCCGGGGCCGCACCCTATCACCGCGAGCATCATCCCTGGTAGCGGCGAGGGGGCGGCGATCCGCAGCTTCCTCGCGTGGAGGCACGCATGAGCACGGGCCCGCTCTACCAGTCGATCGACCGCCTATCGACGGCCCCGTTGCCCGACATGGTGGCAGCTCGCGCCGGCTTCATCCCGCGGACGCAGCACGCGCTGATGACGGGCTACGGCGGGCCTCCGCAGGCGCGGAGCATCTACATCGCGGCGACGTCGGGGACGGCGGTCACGCGGACGATCTCCGTGAGGGCGACGCCGGGGATCACGTCGATGGACCTCGAGCTACTCGCTTCCGGCCTCGGGACAATCACGCTCACCACGTCGACCGACACGACGGGCATCGTCTTTCAGAGCGCATCGGCTCTGAACGCCGATGCCACGTTGGAGTCCGCGCAGTGGTTGCGGACCAGCGGGCCGGGCGACACGACGCTTACGATCCCCCGCCAGTTGCTCGTGAGGGCGTCGCCATCGTGGGGCCACGAGTGGGTCAACGTGACCATCGTGGTCGACCCGTTTGGGGGCCAGGACATGACGCTGTTTTCGGCGGTCTTCCACCCGGTCCACATCCCGAGGTGATGGGCCGCTAGAGCGGTTGCGGCGCATTTTATCCCGTCCTTCCTGCCGGCTGGTAGCCTCAGTGCGCCATGACCGAACAGACGTACATGAAGGCCGTTACCTCGCTCACCGCGGGGCTATGACTCCCCGCGTCTTCGGTGCTCAG